CTACGACACCATTTCGCTGACCGCTCAGGACGGCATCACGGCAGCCGAGTACGACTGGAAGCAGTACGCTGCGTCCATCGCCATCTCGGGTATCGAAGAGGCCAAGAACAACGGCGAGCAGGAAATCATCAACCTGCTTGAGGCCAAGATTATGCAGGCCGAAGAGTCGATGCGTGAAGGTTTCAACCAGATGTTCTTCGGTGACGGCACCGGCAACTCTGGCAAGAACTGGAACGGTCTTGGCAACATCGTTGAGGCTTCCGGCACCGTCGGTGGCATCAACCGTGCAACGGCTGGCAACGAGTACTGGCGTTCGTACGAGGAGAACACCGCTGGTGCTCTCACGCTTGCCCAGATGGCAACGGCGTACAACAGCGTGTCGGTTGGCAACGACCACCCCGACATGGTGCTGACGACCCAGACCCTGTTTGAGAAGTACGAGTCGCTCCTGCAGCCGCAGTTGCGCTACACCGACACCAAGACCGCAGATGCTGGCTTCCAGAACCTGCTGTTCAAGGCTGCCCCGGTGACGTACGATGAGCACTGCACCGCAGGTGTTGTGTACTTCCTCAACAGCAAGTACCTCACCCTCGTCGGTCACACCGGCAAGTGGTTTGCACAGACCGAGTTTGTGCGTCCGGAGAACCTCGATGCTCGCTACGCGCTCATCATGTGCTACGGAAACCTCACCTGCCGCAACGCTGCGAAGCAGGGTAAGTTGACGGCCAAGACCGCTTAAGGTCTTAGCAATAGAGTTGGGGGGCCCGGTTGAAGCCGGGTCCCCTACTCGCAAAGGAGTAAAAATGCCACAAAAGTATCGCATTCTTTCTAGTCACGCCGACGCAACGCCGAAGGCTGGCACAAAGACTTCTTCGTACCCAAAGTCAAAGGGTTCTAAGAAGAGCGTAAAGTCGAAGAAGTACTAAGGAGAATAAAATGGCGATGAAGCCGAAGGTAGCAGCCCGAGTCGCAGCCCGTAAGCAGGCTGTGGGCGCAATGAAGGAAAAGGGTGTGAAGGCCGGAGAAGCGCGTAAGCGTTTCTACGTGCAGACCCGTGCAGCAGAACTTTCCGCCAAGGGCGTAAAGGTTGACAAGGCTAAGCGTCAGGAACTTCGTAAGAAGTTTGATTCCGGTAGCGTTGCACGCGCCGGTTTCTACAAGAAGGGCGAAAAGGCCGCCAAGCGTTCTTCTTCGAAGACTGGCTCCGGTAAGTCTGGTCGCGTTACTCCCCCCAAGGTAAGGTAACAAATCACCCTTAGGGTGATGATTCGAAACAGCAAGCCAGCCCATGCCCTGTACGGTGAACCCGTTAAGGGCTACCGTTTAGCGTCCACAGAGGGTGCCCGCATTGCGGCTCCGTCAGCCCCTTACGTTGGTCGGAACAGGTGCATCGCTAACGATGACACTTGTGACGGCCCTAAGGCGAAGGGAACCGATTTTTGTGTCGGGCACCTTCGTTCGCAGGGGAAGGTTAAGTGATTACTCTAAACACTCTTAGGGCGCAAGCCCGGTCGATGACCGACCTTGACGAAACCGACCTTCCGAACTCGGTTGTTGACCAGTTTGCGAAGGAAGGTTTCCAACGCATTTACGCTCTTGAGCGACGCTGGCCAAACCTTCAGCGCACCTACACGTTTAGTACGGTTGCTGGACAACGCCAATACGACATCGAGTCAATTGGAGACATTCGAGAAGTTGTCTCCGTTGTGGACACTTCTGCATCTGGTGCCCGCATGACGTTGATTGACTACAACAACGCAGAAGAAGTTTGGCTTGGTAACACCGATACTCCGAGTCGTCCGTATTTCTTTTCGTTCTGGGACGGAGACCTGTATTTGTGGCCGAAGCCTGATGCGGTTTACCCGATTACGGTTCGCGCTTACCGCAACCCGACGTATGATTGGTTGACGAACGCTGACGAAGAAATTGACTTGGACGAGTGGTTCCATGCAATTCTTCCGTACTTTGTGGTCGCACGTGTGTATCAGCGTCAAGAGGACGCAGAGTTGTCCGCAATGTACATGCGCTCGTTCGAGGAAGGCGTAGCCTTCGCTCGTCGAGACTTGATGAAGGCGTCGAGTGCTCAGCCGGTTATCATGTCTGGTGGCAAGCGCTATCCGACGATGAAGCGTTGGTTGCAGACTCTCGGTGGAACGCTTGGCCAATGAGCGAAGTGGTCGTCGAAAGGTATGACGATTTTACTGGTGGCTTGAACCTGCGAGCCGACCAGTTCAAGTTGGCGCGCAACGAATCACCAGACATGCTCAACATTGAGGTGGACCCACGTGGTGGAATGTTTACTCGTGGGGCGATGCGCCAGATTAACACGACCGCTATCGGCGGTTCGTGGGACCCGGTTAAGTTGTATCCGCTTAACGGTGCGACACCGAGATTGATGTTGTCAACTTTGACGAGGGTGTACTGGTCGTCTGGCACGAACTTTACGATGTTGGAATACGCTGCTGGAAACCCAGTTGCTCCGTCCAGTGCGCATGGTTCTTGCATGGTGCAATGGAACAACAAGATGTATATGACGACCGGAACGTCCGGTAACGGTGGATATGAGTGGGACCCGTTGAACACTTACGCAACTGCGTTGACTGCTTCTGGAACTTCACCTAACGCATGGCAGGCGACGCCTGACCCTGCTGCGCATAAGATGCCAACTGCTGAGCATGTTGCTATTCACGCTAACAAAATGTTTGTTGCGAACACAACCGAGGCGACAGTTCAATTCCCGAACCGTGTTAGGTACTCGCTGGAAGCAATACCGGACAACTGGCATGAAGACCATTACTTTGACTTCGAAGGTGGCGGTAGAGGCGTTACTGCGATTGCCTCGACAAATGGTCAGTTGCTGGTGTTTAAGCCTGGAGCAATTTACGTTGTTTACGGTTACGACGCAGACGACTTCCAGATAGTCCAGTTGTCTAACCAGTTGGGTGTATTGGAACATGAACACGTTGCTGTTGCCGAGAACGGTGTTTATTTTTACAGTCACCAGAAGGGCTTGTATTTTTATGATGGCACTCGGATTGTTGATGTGTCCGAACAGATACGCCCCATCTTTCCTGAGGGGTACGTCAACATTGCGTTGCCGTCAAAGTTTTTTGTTTCATACATTAACGGGCGCGTGTGGTTGTCGGCCCCGTACTCGAAGTCTTCGACCGCTAACGAAACAACAGCGTCGTTTGTTTTTGACCCAACCATCAATGATGGCTGCTGGGTGGTTCACGCCACCAGCGACGGCTACGGCCTTGTGGGCGGAACAGACTGGACAGATTCCACCGGTCGCAAACGATACTTTGGCTGCCATCCAACACTTTCGAGAGTTCTGGAAGTTGACCTTTACGAATACGAAAAGGATTTGATTAACGGAACCGAAGCAGGGTTTAGTTCCTTTTACCGAACAGGCTGGTACGACGGTCGAATGTATTCGATGAAAAAAATGTTTAGACGGCCAGACTTTGTCGTGAAGCAGTTGAACGAAGCCTCACAGATTAACGTAAAGGTGTACCACAATTACGAGGAAGCACCGGGCAACGAAAGAAAGAACTTCAACTTGAGCATTCCAGCGTCAGCGCAGGGAATGCGGTGGGGTTTGGCAAACTGGGGTGTCGGCTATTGGGGACTGGATGCCGAAGGCTCTCAGGTTATTCGTGGCTCCAACCTTGGTTTGGCTCGTTCGGTGCAACTGTTGTTTACCGGGCCGACGGGGTTGTCTTGGGGCATTGACAGTATTGCGTACAAGTTTAATACAAGGAAGGTGTCAGGATGAGTTACTCGATAACAATTCCTGCTGTCACCGCTTTGACTGGGTCTGATGCCACCGCTACGCGTGCCGTTGTTGCTGCGCTGGTGAACGAGATTGTGGCGTTGGAGAAGCGCATTAGCGCATTGGAAAAGGTTGAAGGCATGCGTTATGACGCATTGCCGTCTGGCAGAGGGAGAAACAATGGCGTACGACGCTAGTCAGTTTGAGGCCCGTCGCCGTTCGTTGCTAGGCAACTACGCGGCGCAAGGAGCAATGAACGCATATCAGCGGTTCTTGTCGCAGCAACGCGGTCAACGAGACCTGCTGAACATGAACGAGCAGTATGAGCGTGAAGCACCTAAGGTTGTGGGCGCATTTGGTCGCCGTGGTTTGGTGGGTCCTGGTGTTCAGACTGGTGCGTTTAAGCGCGCCATGGCTGACTTCGCGAAGAATCGTATCCGTGCTACTGCTGAGGCTCAACGTGATTTGGAGCAGAGTTCTGCTTTGAGTCAGTTGGAGGAGCGTCAGTTGCGTGAGCAGTACATGAATGATTTATCGGATTTGGAGTTTGCAAAGGCCCGCCAGATTGAGCAGGACGCTTTGGAACTTCTTCGACTGAGGGCAGGAGTTTAATATGTCTGAAAACAATCAGGGAACAAGCAATGTTACGACTTGGCCGCCGAAGGTCGGCCCGACGAACATGGACCTGCCCATCCCCACCATGTCTGGTGGGTCTAGTGCTGGTGCGACCACAGACTTTTCGACCAACGACTATTTCAAGATGATTACCGACTTGATGGGCGGTGGTGGCGGTCGCGGTCCAAGCGCGAGCGACACGTTGGCTAGGGAAAAGTGGGAAGCCGAGTTGGCTTCTTCGGCTGAAGCGAAGCGGAAGCGTGACGTACAGTTGGCTCTCATGCAGCAGCGTTTGCAGAGTGGTGGATACCGTGAAGGTATTGA